TCGCGGTGTGTTCGTTCGTGTCGGCAATACGCACAAGCGAGTCGTGAAGAACGGCCGGCGCATATCGACAGGACTGCCGATCAAAGAACTATATGGTCCGAGTGTGGGCAATGCGCTGACGAACAAGATCGTATCGCAAGCACTCGTCGAGGCGATCAAGGGTCGATTCGACGTTGTGCTGAAGCAAGAACTGAACTACTCGGAGTTGCGACGATGAACCACTCCATTCTGCAAGAATTTGTTTTAAAGGGTCCCCCCGAGGCGGTCGGGGGGTGCGGGGGCGTAGACCGCGTTTTTTGGCAAATTTTGAAATTGCAAGAATATGGCCAAACGACCCACTAACGCATTCCCAATGTGCGGCGCGGACAAGATTGCCGCGATTGCCGGCTTGAGTGTTCGCCAATTCAATCGCCTTGTCCGGGAAGGCCACGTCCCGAAGGCGCAGCGGGCGCTATTCGACCCCGAGGCTGCGCTCGCGGCGCTGATCGCCTATTACCGCCAAGGGAAGGCGGGCAGTTCCAACTATGACAGCGAGAAGCTACGTCATGTCATTGCGCAGCGTCGCGAGGTGGAGCAGAGAACGGCGCTCAAGGCACGCGAACTGCTGCCAGCACAACAGGTGCGGACGACTTTCGACACGGCCATGACGCTGATCGGCAGCCAATTGGATGGCCTTGCTGGCCGCATCGCCAATGACGTCGCCGCGCAGTCAGACCCAGCAATTTGTAGGGGAATCATTTTCAATGAGACACGACGTATCCGAGCAGCCGCCGCCGCTGAGCTGGAAACTATCGCAAGCACTGATCGCGGGCGCAAAACTCCTCCGACCGCCGAGAGCGACGACGGTGGCTGAGTGGGCCGACGATAATCGTGTGCTTCCGCGAGGTAGCGCCGAGCCTGGACCGTGGCGAACGAGCCGGACACCCTACCTGACGCCGATCATGACCGCGGCGATCGACCCGCGTATAAAGCGCGTGGTCGTGGTCGCCGGCAGCCAGTTGGGGAAAACGGAGTTACTCCTCAATTTGATCGGCTACCGGATGGACGTTGACCCGGCGCCGATCTTGTTCATCTCGGCATCCCAACGGCTCGCGGAATCGGTCTCGACGTCGCGGCTCATGCCGATGATCCGCTCGACGCCGGCTCTCCTCGAAAAGCTGGACACGTCCAGGTCCAAGCTCAAGATCACCGAAAAGTTCTTAGCAGGTCAGCGGCTCGGATTCGGCTGGGCAGGATCCGCGATCGAGCTGAGCAGTCACCCGGCACATACCGTGCTCATTGATGAACGGGACCGCATGGCGTCCGACGTTGAGGCCGAGGGCGACCCCGTAACGTTGGCCGAGGCACGTACGGCGACTTATGCGGATGGCAAGGTGATCGTCGTCTCGACGCCGACCTTGGAGGGCGGCAGTCCGATATGGGACCTATACCTGGGCGGGACGATGCAGCGCTGGACGTGGCCGTGTCCCGATTGCCTGACATTCTTCGCGCCGGAGCTGGCGCTATTGCAATGGGACCAGAAGGCGACGCCACAGCAGGCTAAACGATCCGCGCGGCTCGCCTGCCCCCATTGCGGATCACTCATCGAGGATCGGCATCGCGCCACCATGAACGCGGGCGGCAGGTACGAGACGACCGGCGACGCGGAATCGGACTGCGCATCCTTCTGGATATCAGGCCTCGCGAGTCCCTGGCGCTCATGGGGTGAAGCGGCGAAGCAATGGGTCGAAGCCGCGCGCAGCGGCGAGCCCGGGCGCGTCCAGGCCGTCAGGAACACGACCTTCGGCGAGTTATTCACCCTTGAAGGTGAGCGGCCGGCAGCGAGCGCCCTAGAGGCTTTGCGGGCGCCGTATGAGTCCGACGACTTGCCGGCCGAGGCTCGCGCGCTCACCTGCGGCGTCGATGTGCAAAAGGACCGCGTCGTCTTCGCGGTGCGAGCGTGGGGCGCATCCGCAACGAGCTGGCTGATTCGTCACGGCGAACTCTGGGGCGAGACGGACCTGCCCGCCGTATGGGAATCGCTCGGCGAGTTGCTCGCGACGGAATGGGGTGCGCTGCCGATCCGGCTCATGCTCGTCGATTCCGGCTATCGGCCGGACCAGGTGTATGCGTTCGCTCGACGATTCCCTGGCCGGGTCTACCCATCAAAAGGTCATGATCATGCCGCGAAGCCGGTCAGCATCGCGAAGATCGAGGTCGATCGAAAAGGCAAAGCAAACCGCCGCGGCGTACAGCTCGCGCACATCGATGCCGGGTACTTCAAGTCATGGATTCATGGTCGCATCGCGTGGCCGATCGGACAGCCCGGCGCGTGGAACCTACCGGCGGATGTCGATGCCGACTACATGGAACAGATCCTTGCCGAGAGCCGAGTCACGAAGCCATCCGGCGATGCCATATGGGTGCGTAGCCGCAAGGCGAATCACTTCCTCGATTGCGAGGTATTGAACGCCGCGGCCGGGCAGCTAATCGGCGTGCATCAAATCAAACGCACGAGGCAGGCCGCCGCGACCAGCGTGCCGGCCATAAACCCCCCGCCGATCGCGGCAGAGTCACCACGACGGCCACCGCCGCGGCAGCAATCGAACTGGGTCAAGAGTTGGTGATTTGTTCAACAGAGGAGAGCGCAAGATGGATCAATCGAGAATCGATGAATTGACAAATAAAACGGGCAGCACGGCGATGGCGCAAGTGGTGGCTCAACATGAGGAAGAGCTTGCGCGCCGGCACAACGCGCGGGCGGCAGAGCTGCGCGCCGAGCTGGGCGTACTCGAGGATAAGGTGGCGCTGTTCGATCACGCGGACCGTAAGTCCTTCGAGGCCATGGATAGGGCAATCGCCGAGGTGCAGGACTCGATCGATGGGCTTCGCGCCAAGCGCGAGCAGGCGCGCATCGCTCGCGAACAAGACCGGCGTCGGTTGTTCGTCGATCGCATGGATGAAATCCGGAAGCTACTCAGAGGTCCGGGGCCGTTCGATGGTGGCCGTTGGCTGCCGCCGAAGCAGGGCGAAGACAAGCCGGCAACGGAAGCCGCCGCGGTCTGATGTGACCGAGCTCGACGACAAACGCGCCGTCGAGATGGGGCGCCGCGTTCTCGCAAACCTGGACGAGGGGCGACAGAAAGCTCATCGCCGGGCGCGCGAGGCCGCGGCGCCTGTTTACCTGGCCATCCGGCGAGCGCTCGACCAAGACATCCTCGCGGGCTTCCCGCCCCGGGGTCGCGCTGGCCGCATCGCGCGAGCAATTCCGCCGCGCGATACCTGGGAGGGATTCAGGCCATATTCGGTCAAGCAGGTTTCTCGGATATTGGACATGTTGGCGAGGTCGTCCAATTCGAAATGATGTAGTTGCTACACGATCAATCAGGAGCGACCGATGGCTGCAAAAACCCGCAAGACTTTTTCCTATGGCGCGCTACTGCGCAGCCTTCACGCCGGCACATTCCGAAGCCACGCATCGCCGGAGCTGGAACTCGTCCAGCGGCATGAAGCGCGTTACGGCGCACCGCCGGGCGATGCGAAGCATTGCGCGCGACTTTCTCTCAAGAAGGTATTCGGCTCCGGCAGCCGCGCTCTTGTCGAGGATTCGACTGCGGGCTTCTTAACTGGCACGAGCATTGGGCAGTATCTGCCTGCCTTGCAGGCGCGCAGCGTAGTAATGCGCCTGGGCGCGCGCAAGCTCCCTGCATCGAAGTCGAACGTTACATTGCCGCGCGGTGCGACGACTGCAACGACCAGCCATCAGAGCGGCGAGACGACGCTCATCACGGAGAGCGAAAACACCTACGGCCAAATTGCGGCGACCCCGAAGCTGATGACGATCTACAGCAAGGTTTCGCGGCAGGCGCTGATTCAGTCGAACATCGGGCAGATCATGGAGCTTGAGCAGACCGCGGCCGCCGGAACCGCAATGGACGCTGCGGTGATTGCCGGCACCGGCATCAACGGCCAACCGCTGGGGATCCTGAATACCGCCCAAGCGACGACCGACCCCGCGACGGTGTTCGGCGTGAACAGTTTTACCGGCTACTCCGGCGGCACGCTGACGTATGCCAATCTCATCGCCGGACAGCAAGCGGTCGCGGATGCCAATGCGATCCTGAATCCGTCGGCACTCGGTTTCATCACGACGCCGACCGTCGCGGGTCTTCTCAAGCAGCGGTATCGAATCTCAACGTATGGCGAATGGCCGCTCTGGAACGGGCCGCTGTCGAACGGAGACATCGAAGGCGTGCCGGCCTATGCAACCAAGAATATCCCTGCCGGCTCGATGATCTATGGGGACTTCAGTACGGTGCAGGTATTCATGTGGGACGACATCAGTATCGAAGTCGATCCGTACTCAAACTTCACGCAGGCGCTGGTCGGCATCCGGTTGATTCTGCCTTACGACGTCGTGCTGACGTATCCGCAGAGCTTCGCCGTCGCGACCGGCATCACCTAGTTTTTGAGGCGCTACCCGCGCATCGGGTTTTTGTCGTTCAGTTCACCCGAGGCTATGAAAAAACCACGACCGCGAGCGGGGGGAAACCTTTACCCCCGCGGTTCGCCGTAGCAAAGATCGCGAGAAGATCATCGGGGCGCAAGGTATACCGCGCTCGACCGTTCTCGACCCGCGTAGCGTTGCATGGGGCAGCGCGCTGACCGCGGAGCACGAACGGACTCATTCACTACCACGGAGCGCACGATGGCGAACAATGACGCAACCCTCTCGATAGGCCTTGACGATGGTGACTTGCTTGCGTCGCTCCGAACGGCGGGGGAGGCAGTCAGCAATTCCGCAGAGAAAATGCAGGAGGCCTTCGAGAAGGTCAACGGGACGATCGAGGCAGTCACCGGCACTCTAGGCAAGTTCACGGCGATACTCGCCGGGGGCGCCGCGTTCAAGGAAATCATCGAGAGCACCGGCTCCTGGGCCGAAGGTGCGCTCAAGCTCTCTAAGAGCCTCGGCGTCTCGACCGAGACGGCGAGCACCTATCAGATCGCCTTGAAACGGCTCGGCCTCGATAACGAGGTTCTCATCTCGGCAAGCGACAAGCTGAGCAAACAGGTTTACGGAAACTCTCAGGCGTTCCAAAAGCTGGGCGTAGACACGAAGGACAGCAACGGCAATTTCCGCGCCGTCGCCGACATCATGCAGGACGTGAACGAGAAGCTGCTTGCGATCCCGAACACCATGGAGCGCAACATTGCCGGCCAACAGGTGTACGGCAAAGGCTGGGCTGAGATTCGCTCGGTGCTCAAGATCACGTCCGAGGCTCTCCAGGAAGCGGAAGAACGCGGCAAAGCGTTGGGGCTCATCGTGGGGCCGCAAGGCGCTGCGCAGGCCAAACTCTACAAAGAGGGCTTGAACGATGTGAAGCTCGTCGGAACCGCCTTGCAGAACGAGTTGGGCGCGCAATTGCTGCCGACGTTGACGCAGCTCGGCGCGGCCCTCGCGGACAACGGCCCCGAGGCGGCATCCGTCTTCGGCGAATCGCTGAAGCTCGTCGCCTACGTCGGCGAGACGGTGTTCATCGAACTCGACAAACTTGGCAAGGGGATCGGTGCGCTCGGCGCCGCGGCCGCCGCCGTGCTCAGCGGTGACCTTGAGGGCGCCAAGGCCATCATGAACGACCTGGACCAGGACATCGATAAGCTGAACCTCAAGGCCGACACGCTGTGGGACAACCTGCATAAGCCGCTACCGCCGGTCAAACAGGAGTCACCCGACCTCGATGGTCCGATGCCGTTTGATAGCAAGGAAAAGGACCAGAGCCAGCTCCAGGCGTTGCAGGAAAAGCTCGAAGCGATCAAGGCCAACTATTCTGAGGAGAAGC